TTGCATAAAGCGCTTTATGGTCGCCTCGTGCAATTCGGGGGCAATCGCGGTGCCTTTACGCATATACGCCGCCATGTCGTGCGAGTACTCGGCGTTCTGCTTTTCGTCACCTTGGCCGCCGCTCGTAGCGATAGCCGTCTCGACGTCTTCCATACGATCCTTGACTTCCGTCAATTTGTCGTCGAGCTTCATTTGATTAATTTTTTCGATAGCGTCGCCGACATCCTTCGCGGCTTTAGTTGCTACCTCTTGGGTCTCGGCATTTGTCGTGCCCATAGCGTCGACCTTTTCTTGAGTGGCAGTAATGCCCGTGTGCATTTTCTCAAGCTGATCGCCAAATTCTTTCATGTCCATAGGGTTCTCCTAAAAAGTAGTATTAATGGATATCATTTTAGCTAACAATTCGTTAACAGCACCTTGATCCGCTTCTCGCTTCACATCTTCGTCCGCCTCTCGCATAGAAGACTTTATCGCCTTAACTAATATTTTAGCCATTCCACCCGGGAAGCATACCCCGGATTTAAGGTTTTTCTCTAGTGTTCTTTCGTCAATTGCGGCTAGATCGTCTATTCGGAGGCAGTTGCGCTCCTCGTAGGGGCTCTCTAGGCCGACTTTTTCATAATACTGGTTGATTGTATCAAGAACCTTTGACCGGGCACCGTCGGGCAATATTGCGCGCGTCTGGGCTGTTTTTACACTCGCCGCCGCTGCAAATAATGCGCGGGGGATAATCGTCATTTTTTCGTTAACGATATCGGCAATTAGTAATTTGTAGCCCTCGACCTCGTCGGAGGCGTCCGCGTCAACGAATAGAAATCCGTTTTTATAGTCCGAGCTAATCTCGTCCTCTGTGCTCTTGGTGAAATCTTGGATCCGCTTCTGAGCGGCTACCGGATCCCATTTATGATCGCGCCCGGCGAGCGGAAGATCGTGAAACGGTTGCGCGCCTTTCATTTCATTTACGAGTGCTTTTGGATTCATGGCGATAGTGACAAGCGACGTCTCGAAAAGCATTATTTCCTCGAGTAATCGATTACCCTCGCCGTCTCGGCTGGTCTGTTTGGCAATATAGCCGATCGACATCTCGCCGACGGAACCCGCGCGCATTTGCGGAATAACTCGGCCACTTACGAAAGTGTCGGCGGTAGGCATAACCCCTTCGACCTCTAAGCCTTGCGGCGTAGTCTTTAGGGAAGTAAAAGAACCGAGAGGCTCTCTCATATTATGTTGCCACAAAATGGGTAAAAGTTTAAATTGTCCCGGAAGGCCGGGGATCGGTCTCGCGTTAGATTTAAGATTCGCGACCGTCGCGTCGAATGCTCCGGGCTGGACAATGTCCCCGCCGAAATCGACATTTCCGAAAGTAGAAGCTAGGCCCTTGAATCGAAAAAAGTCGCCGCTAGAATCTTCTTTAATTTCCTTTATCTCGAATGGAAGTACCGCGGATAGTTGTTTAGTCTTCATTTGGTATTCTCTTGGTTCGTGACTTGCTGAAAGTAGTTTTCTCTATAGTAGCCCACATTTACCGCCTAATCAATTGATAGTCAGCAAAGCACCGACAATTGATCGTCTCCTCTACCGCGGCGCCTAGGAGCATGTCGCCCGGAAATCTCAATTTACTCCGGGTTGGCCCTACGGTAAAGACGGCGTCCTCGGGGATCGTGGTGCCGTCGACTAAAACATGGGAATCGCGTACTTTATCGTCTCCTATATCGCGCCAAGACTTCGTTACTATCCGGGGAGGTACCGCGGGCTCAACGCCTTCGACTCTCTGCAAAGGGAAAGGCACTTTTCCCGCAATGGACGTGGCCTCTATATTTCTGGCGGCTTCGGCGGCGCTCTGGGTCTCCGTTACGGAAATTCTTTTTATACGTGCCTTGAAATCCCTAGAGAGTAAAGCGTTAGCCTCTGCGGCGAGAGTTCGGTTATCGACTGGCAAGCTAAGGGATGTTACTTGTTGCCGAGCCCGGGTTATGGCGTTTTGCATTTGGTGCTGATTGGTATTTGTGATAAATAGACTTTGACGGGTGGCGGATCCGGTACGCCAAGCGAGAAGAGCGGCGAGGATTAATGCCTCTAGATCCTGATCTTCTTCCTCATTTTGCTTAAGACGGATAATTTTACCCTCGACACTATCAAGGATCCGCCCCTTAAAAAAAGCTTGTGTCCGTCGGTAGTGCTTAAGAAGAGACGCCTCAAATTCCGGGCGATAATTACGCGCGTCGAAGGCTTGACCGGTGGCCACTACAGATATCCTAAAATCCCGGAGTAGTCTATTGTATATCTGGGAGAGTTCCCTCTCGTAGATAGCCTCTAACCGCATTTTCTCGTCGAGTTCTTCTCGGGCGGATTTATTAAGCTTACTAAAATCGATTGCTTTAATTTGGCACACGGGATCCTTACTCCTCGTTTTCTTCGGCTTCCGCCGCGCGACGTATTTCCTCTTCGGTCTGGTTAATATTCTCCTCTCCGAGCATATCCTCGCCCAGAGGTATGAGATTCGCGGCCTGATAGATAACGTCGCCATCGTCCACCGCCTCGCGGTTCGGTAAGTCTTCGCGCATCTCGTTAATGGTCTCTATATTGAGATCGCGGCGCTTCTTCAAGTTTTCTAGGGTTCTTTGGCGTAACGACTCTATACTCTCCGGGTCAAACGTGACCCGAACTTTCGCGGGATCTAGCCCATAGCGCGGGAGCAAGAAATCGCCGAGACCAGCCATCACATAGTCAAAGGCCGGAAGGACAGCGCGATCATATAGCTGATAGACCGCCTCCCCGAAATTGTTGTCCGTCATAGCGCTGTCCGTCACCAGAGGAAGGGGGATTTTGTAGCGCATCATAATCGTTTTGAAAGCGACCGCGTCGAGGGTGGCGTAGTCCATATCTTTGTTATTGGTTCCTACTTCTTCGAGTTCCATTTCGTCGGTCGAAATCATGCCGATTTTTCCCGCGTTATTAGATCCGCCTAATTGCTCGTTAAGGGCTTGTCTTCGCGCTGCCAATTCTTCCCCGTCGAGTGGTTGCTTAATAATGGCAATTAGGCTCATACGAGCGCCGTTTTGCAATAGCTTGAGATTGTGATTACGGCCCTCGATTTGTTGCTTAGCTTCGACTAGAGCGGCCTCAAGTGGGCTATCCGCATAGAGAGACCCCGGTCGGCTCGAATAGCCCTTTATTTGATAAAGTTCTTTAAGTGGCCCGGAGAGGTACCTGACCCGACGCTTGTCTAGCTCGAAAGAAAATGTCCCTTGTATCGGCCCGGTACTAATATTGTAAGTCAATGGGAGTTCGTTCGCTCCGAGCGTGCCTGATACCCTTTGAGGATCAGCGGCGTAGATCCCCGCCGGCTCGGCTCTAATGTTACCGACGGCGGCCAAATAAGCATTATGATTTAGTAACCAATCGCGCACGAGAGCACCGATAAATTGTTGCCGGGTGGAATATGGGTTAGGGTTTCTTATTTTGTCGAGGATAGCGTGCGAGTCGGTTATCTTTCCGTTTATCTCAAGCACGGGCATAATCTTCTCGGCTTCCTCGGCGATCGTGTCGATAGCGATAGCGACGGCGGAGCTCGTCCGGTAGAGACTCGCGGCTTGTTGCGGGCTTAAGCGGCTATAACCGCCGTAGATCCACGCGGCAAAAGAGCCGCTCCCGGCGTCTCCCATGTAGTAGTACGGGACGGCGCTTTTCGTTTCGGCCACCGGAGCCGCTTCACCTTGCCAAAATTTCCAATTCACAATTAAGCGCTCCTATGTGGTAAACCATCCGGCGTTCCGCACTTCCTCAAGGGCATAGCGCAAAGCGTCGATCGTATGGTTCTTTTTGTCATCAAGGATAGGCAAGACCCTCCCAGTAAGGGGATCCGTCTTATACTTGTAATGTGTTAACTCGTTTATAACATGCTTGCAACGTGGGTGCACTATGATATCGTAAGACTGTAAAAATTTCACCCCTTCTTCCACACTTCCCGCGCCTTTCCTAGCACCTGTGATCCGGAATTGGTTGCGCTGCATATAGCTGATCGTTTCTGGACGCGCACTATCTGCACGGATCCGGAATCGTCGGGACAAGGGGACAGTATCGAACAAAGCGGGCGTATCGTCAATCTCACACTTAACGCTCCACGCTTCATAGTCTACATATATCCGCTGATTCTCTTTATCTACCCAGCATCGGACAAGAGTCGTCGGGTCTACACTGAATCCCCAATCCGCGCCGAAATATAGCGGAATATTGGGCGGCGTATCGAAATGATCCTCTACCCAATTTTTGAAGACTCGTGCCTCGCTAAGTAACAGATACTTGCCGCACCATACATGCAGCCACTTGTCCTTATCTCGCCGCTTGTCCCATTCCATCTCAGTGCGGAGGACTTCTGGAAACCACGGGTTATCCCAAAAATTGATCTCTACTATCTTGGTGTCCGGAGGTATCTCCCCCGCACGAAAACGATCGTCTACCGGATCCGTCTCGTTCTCTGGATTCCACGAGAACCAAAGTTCGGATCCGGGTTTTCGCACGGTAGGCACGAGGAGATCTAGGGATCGCTTCGATATCCGGTTAGCCTCTTCTACCCAAGCGATATCGATCCCTTCCATGGATTTTATGGTATCGGGATTTGTCTTAAGCCCTGCGAAATTGAAGATCGTCCCGTTGATACCAAAAATATGGGTAAGCGTGGAGCGATAGAAATGTTTTAGCCCGAGGCGTTCGATCTCGTCGTCTAAGATCCTTTTCACCGAATCGGCGATCGACTTCTGTACTTCCCGCGCACATAAGATCCTGAGGGGCTTGTCCGCTCCTTTGATCAATAATGCTGTGGCAAAACTTCGGGACTTAGCGCCACCACGACCGCCGTAAGCGGCCTTATTACGAGCGGGCTCAAACAGAAAGGATAAGAGTTTAGGGATCTGGGCGAGCTTGCCGTCGAATGCCTCGAGAGTCTTCCCCTCAATCCTTGCGACTTCGGAGGAAGAGGATACCGGTACGAGCGCGCTCATTCGGCCTCTGGGGGACGTTTTTCGGTCGATTCCACAAACTCAAGGCGAATGTGGGGGATCTTATCTTTGCCTCCCTTGCCACTGTATCCTTGGACGATACCTGTCGCCGTTCCCATTAATTTGAGCATGATTTCGGTCGCCGTCCGGACGCGCTCCATTTTTATATTGACCGGCTTGTCTTCGTCTAGCAGATCGGCGGCGACATCGGTTAATTTGTCGTATGAGTAAGCTACTCGATCCTGTATTGCTTTCTCATATTTGGCGCTTAATGCCTCGCTCTCTCTCCTCCATCGTAAGAATACAGCACGAGGAGGCATCCCGTCGATCATACCGATACGCTCAAGTGTCCACCCATCGGCGATAAGGTCGAGGATCTGATCCGCTATAAATTCAACATACTGCATACGTTGGCCTTATTCGTCGCCAGGAGGCTTGCCCTCGCTCTTAGCCTCGGGGGCTCGTGTGATTCTATTGGCCAGAGTCACGAGGTGCTCCGCCTCTTCAAGTCCCGTAACGGGGACCCTGTTTAGTAAGCGGACAAGGTTCGTCCGGTCTTGCTCTGTCATTTCTAAAATATAGTTTTTCATGGTTTCCCCGTTAAGCTACAGTTACATTCGCTGCCAGCGTGACCGCCGACACTTCATTGTTCTGGATCACGATATACCCCTCGGTGTAAAGCGTCCCGTCAAAAGAGAAGTCTACCGCTCCCCCCGCGGTTCCCGCCGTGCCCGATTCTTGCAGCACTACGCCT